AGCTTCCTCACAACTTAGCCCTCTCAGTTCTCAACATGAACAACACAGAAGGGAGAGTTCAGCTACCTTCAGGCCAAACTCCTGATTTCGTCAGAATCGACGATGGCATCATGATTGGTGAGCTGAAAACCAGCGCTAGCTCAAACGAACGGGCCCTCTCGATGATCTTAGACCAAACTGAGCAGAAGTATGGCCCCCAATGTGATTACATTTTTGTCATTGGGGTCAACGCAAACCATGTTGAGTCCAGAGGCATTCTGTTGAGTGAGCTCGCACAAGAAGCAATGATTAAAGCCAGGAGGATTGGTGACATGATCCTTGACCTCCTGCCCCCAAGCCTCATGTCTGACAGAAGTGGCAGGGACATTTCACAAGCGTTTGATCACATAAAATCAATTCGTTTCGATAACCATGGCCTTGAGAAGATCCCAGCACGCCTATGGGTCACGCCCCAATACATGGCCAATCAACAATGTCTTGAGCCAAGCGAGGTTCTTGGAAGTTTGGGCCCTAAGAAGCCTGTCAAGAGCATTGGCGAGTGGCTGAGAGGCCTTCCTGGGACGAAGACACATTTCACAGCTGCTGTTCATGTCCCCTGCTTCCTGACCCAAGAAGACTCAGAGGTTCCAGTTTCAGCACCTGAGAGAGAGAGTGGCAACATGCACGCCCTCTGGTCACGCGCAATCCATGAAAGGAAGCACAGATCTTTCCCTGAGCCAACAGTCGACGAAATGAGGAGAGATCAGAGGCTGAGAGACATGAACGGCTGGGGGAAGGCTAGCATGAAGGACTTGAGGAGTGAGCCAGACAACCATGATTTTCTCTTATCGAGGCAATTCAGGATTGAGCTGGCTGTGAGAGGGCTAGGTGCAAAGGCCTTCTCAGATGAGGTGGAGGACCTCAGGAGGCCGAAGAGGCATGAGGACAAGACTGGCTTTAGCCCCACTTTGAACACAAGTGTGATTGATGAGTGGGTCAGCTCGCCAATGGTTAGGACTCAAAGAGATCTGCCACTCTCAACAGATGACTTCTGGCTCTCTGATGGCGAGTGGGCAATGGACTCCTTGTCTGAGATGTGGGGAACGGACATGCTCAGAGCATATGAGAACACAGACCTGGTTCTGCGTGAGGTCATCTATAACTGCAAGAGGAATCAGCTACCCTCTAACATATCCATGGGCATGATCTTGAGGAAAGTGCCAGGAAAGCCTATTTATGTGCTCATCAGACCAACGAGAGGTGATGGACCCATTTTTTACTCTGTGCTATTCAAGGGCTGTGAGTATGCGCCAGGCATCTTTGAAGACACGAAGATTTTTGACTCATGCTGGCGCTACACTGATTTCATCAGCATGGATCAAGATCGTCTCAGCCACCTTGTTAACCTTCCTTCACAAATCATGAGCCTCTGGTCCCTCCTTGCTGACACCTTGAGCTCAACGGGCCTCGAGCCGGGGAAGACTGACCCCCTCTGGGAAAAGCAGGTCA